AGATTGTATTAATGCTTTTGGTAAATTAAGAATAAACAAACCAGTGATATTTGCTTGTAAATTTCCTAAATCAACTGAGAGTCCTGATTTTTCGTGACTCTCTGATGCAACTTTACTCAATGTATTGTCCACAACTGAATCAATATCAGGACCATTTTTATCTGAAAAATGTAAGAAATCTTCTAAATGGTTTTTGTTTACCGGAACCTCAAAATTATTACAATCTGTAAATCTTAATACTCTTCTTAATCTTGCATTCTCGTCATCTAAATCAATACCTTCAACATCATCAAAATCAAAATAATTTTCCTCATCATCTTCATTGTCTAATTGGTCGATGGGATTTTGATTTAGTGGTTTAGTTTTTTGTTTTTTATTACAAATGGCGAATAGTTTTTGTAATATTCTATTCAAACTATTTGTTGATGCAGTGAATGATTGTGGAGCGTCATCAGCCCCTTGTATTGTCATCATCATTGCTTGCTTCACAATATTCGAAATGTCGGGATACTCGATATTGGAATAGTAGTCAGTTAGAAAGTTTTCAACTGTTGTAGTTCCTGATACGCCTTGTAAACCACCGAGGTTATATGCTTGTGCACCGTTATTCCAATCCATAGTAAAGATTGTCTTATAATCCTTATTATTAAAGAAATATGAAGAACCGGCATCAAATTGGTCATAGAGTTGTTTATTCATTTTTACGAAACCTGTAGTTGTTGAGGATTCATACATAATGTTACCCGTGTTACTATCAGGAGTAACTTTAAGCATATTTAAAAAATCAATTTCCTTTGGGGAAATGTCTACACTATTTGCTGGCATTAGTGTATTTGCACCACAAACACCACCACTAAAGAACGCAGTTTTAACAGAATCCATAACAATGTTTTTGGATTCTCTACCTGTAATACGTGCAGATTCCTTTGCGTATTTTTTTAATTTGTTTTTAATTACAGGTTTACTTGTTGGAGCATTTGGATTTGTTGATTGTTCTGAACCTAAAAACCCTTCGAATGTTTTTATAAGTTCACCAAAAATATCTTTCTTTTGAGTTTGTTTTGCTTTCCTACTATTCTTAAAATCGTCTATTTTCCTTTTGACAAGACCATCAATATCAGGTAAGTCATCTTTAACCCTATCAAATAGGTCGTCTACTACCTGGTCATTTTCGTCTGCCAATTTTTTAATAGCATCAAGTTTGGCTCTTATTAATGCTCTTTGTGTATTAGCCATTAACTATCGTAATTTGCGGTTTTAACGTTATTATCGTCACCTTCATTGACTAATTTTTCCAATAATTCTCTATCTTCTTCAGAAAGAGTCATTTTTGAAAATCCTTCTTTTCCACCACCTGAAGATTGTTTTAACAATGCTCCTTGAAGTTTAACTAAAGATATTTTCTTTTCGGTACAGTCATTTAGGATTTTTTGCTGTTCTTTGATGACAGGACCAATAGTACTCATATCCTCAGCATCTTTCATAAATGACAACATTTTTTTCATTATAAGAGATGCGGTATTTCTATTTTCTACGATATCATTGTAAATCTCCTGCATTAATGCTAATGCGGATTCCGTATCCAACGATATGTTTCTTTTTCTGTCTTTCATATACATAAATAGATATTTTATGAATTTAGAAAACCAAAAATAACACCATCGTACATTTTTCGATATTTTTTAAGAGCAACCCTTATTTCTTTAGTGTTCAGGGAGGTCATTTCTCTTAACGATAGTAATATTAAGTTTTTATTGAATTTATTACCATCACCAACTTGGAATATTCTATCGAAGTTGCTAAAAATTTCAAGTAGGGCGAACCCTAATTTTTGTTCGTTTTCACTGAGTTCTTCAGTGTTTATAAAATCCTCTAATTGAACTGTCATCTTTATGATAACATCTTTGTAGTCTAATACCGATTCATCTATTGTATATGAATACTCGGGATTGTCCTCCATATCACTAGATATGTCATCATAAGACACTGTTCTATTGTTGTCTTTGGTATCTTTCTGTATCGCACCCATAAGGTAATTCTTACAGATGGTACCAAAATAAGAATACGCCTTATGATTCTTGGTGTGGTCGAACTTACTAATCTTAGTCATTAAAAATGACATAGTATCTGTATGAATTTCTTCAAATTCCATATCTTTTCTATATAATTTATAACGTCGAATAATTGATTCGACCATTATAATCAGGGGTTCTCGTAAATATTCGTTGAATATCTTGTTTCTTTCTGCCTCATCAACACTTTCAAGGTATTTGACTACTGCCTTCTCTTGGTCCTCCCCAAAATAAATTTTTTGGGTCCTTTTTCTTGGCATTAGCTTTCTACATAATTGACATCTCTTTTATTTTTAAAGAAAAATTCTTTCTTAGCAGTTTCAATCCAAAATTTAACTTCGTTTTCGTTTAGTTGTCCGTCTTCTCCATTTTTGTATGACCAAAAAAGTGAATCTTCTCTAAAGTTAACGTGTTGGTATCCTGCTCTTGGAACAACCATAATTTTAACACCATTGTGTGTTAATCTTAAAAGAAATTCATATGTGAAAGTCAATTTGATGTTATTTTTAAGTTTACCGTTTTCCTTAACGACTTCTGTTTTAAATAAACCACCACTAGTTTGGTAGTTTTGATATTCCATTAAAACTTCATTATCAATAAAACCTTGGTTGTCGGTAAATCCATACGCCCAAGCAGATTCATTCGTAAAAGAAATAAATTCACCGTTTCCATTAATGTCCTTAACGATAGGTAAGAAAACATCAACTTCAGGATTATTATGAATATATTCACCCATTGAATTAATCCAAATTGTCTTATACTCATCATCAATTTCCAAAATAGAAAACCATTCAGTATCACAATCATCGATACCTAAGTTTATTTGACTTACAAAATCGGTTTCATTTGTTTTATTTTCTAATAATTTAACCTCCAATTTTTGACCGAAATCAAAATCTTCAAGTTTCTTTTTTACACTTGTTGGGGAAATTACTGTTAACTTAATATCATTGTGAAAATCTTCAATTGATTCCAAAGCATTCGCTAACATCACAGACTCATCTTCCCCAATTTTATGTATTGGTAATAAAATTGTTATTTTTTTCATACAGTTTCTTCTACTTTAAGTTTTTCAATAGCACTTTTAATTGACTCTTGTCTGATTGATATCAGTGAGTTAAAAATTGCTAAGGTGTTATTGTTGTGTGTTTCTTTGTTATATGGTAAAACAGTTTGTTTCATTTTATCTTTTACTTCTTCAGTGATTTCAACACCTTCTAACCAAGCTAAAACAAATGTGCCTAATATCTCAACGATTTTATTTGAATCGTATGTCCATAGACCATTTTCACTTAACCAATCAGGTTCAGTATTTGGTATTTTACCAATAACCGGTACACCACATTTCATAGACTCTAATGGGAATGTACCGAATGTTGATTCATCATCAACCCAAACCGATACCATACACTCTTTGAGGTTATCCGCAAATTCATCATATGACATTTGTACCATATCTCTAAAAGTTACCCATCTTAATTGTGGGTATTTAATATAAAATTCAGAAATAATTCGTCTGTGTACCAATCTGTCTCTACAGCTGATTGCCACATATGGTTTTAATGGTTTATCCGATGGTTTAAAATTATCACCAATGAATGGCGGAATTAGATGTGATAATGTTTCAGGAAAATATTCTTTGATATATTTTTTTGTTGATTCGGTTGTTGTGATACACTTATCGAATCCATAATCACCCCATCTACTACCAATAGGTAATGTTTCAAACATATAATCCTTTTGTTGTACCAACATCACTTTAACTGATTTAATATTGGTTAATTGTGGTAATACGTTTGAATAATGTTCAGGTACTACTATAACATCTTCTACTTTAATTTCAACTTTATCGTCTTTAATTGAAACAACTTCGAGAGTATTATATTCTTCACCTAACCAAGACTCTACGCCACCGTAGGTCTTATCCTCTACTAATATTTTAGCATTGTAACCATTTTCTTTTAAGGTTAATGCCATATCATAGATATTCTTAACTGCTGCTCTTGCGTTGTTCTTTGTGTCGTAAGTTAAAAAATATATGACGTTTTCTTTATTTTCAATCCTACCTAAAGAGGATTCTAATTTTTCAATGTTACTCATTTTCTTCTTCTATTAAGATGTTATTTTTTACTAATGTGTTAAATGCTAATCTGAACGATATGGTGGTATCTTTTTGTGCGAAAAGACCCATTTCTTCATCTGATTCATCGAATTCGTTAAGAACTCTTTCAAGACACATTTTTATTATTTCGTATTTAAAAATGTTTATTTCGAGCGATTCGCCCCCATCGTCATCTTTAATCGTGTTACCTGTTCTACAAACTTCTGTAACCGTATCAAGGTCGATGTAATAATATTTTCCGAAGACTTCAACCATAATTTATCAATTTCTATTAATTTATCAATTTCTATTCCATTAGTAAAGTATTCGTTATATTGTGTTTTAAACTTTACTGCCGTTTTATTTTTAGGACACTTGTCTATAATATTTTTATTATCGGTAATCCATAAATCACATTCCTTCCAAAGATTATCTATTTCAGTATCTCTTGAAAATTTTATGTTATTTGACATACACCCATTTCTTGAGAGAAAGAAAAGAGTAGCCGCTTTCGCTTTACCCAATTCATTAATACCAACTAATGTTATGTTGTGTTCTTTGTGTTCATAAATGAATTCATTAAGGTGAATGAAAGCATTTTGATAACTTTGTGTAGCGTGTCCAAAAATTTCGATTGGATAATCGATATATAAAAAATTATCATATTCCTCTTTAGATTGGAATTTATAATAATTTAAAAGATTATCATTTTGGATTATGCTTTCTTTCCCATACTCAAAAGACTCTTGTTCATTTCCCTCTTCAATTTCAGAGTTGATGAAATAATCGTGGTAATGGTAATCGAATTTTTGAATTGTGTTTCTTAAAACTCCATCAATACTAATGTATATTTCCATAATGAAAATATAACATAGATAGATTTATAAGTAAACAATAAACCCACATTTGAAAACTAACAAATGTGGGTTATACTAACAAATGATATGTTAGTGTGCAAAATTATGTTATCGTTAATCGTATCTTTCTAAGATTTCAGAAATAATTGGATTTCTAACAATGTCTTCGGTTCCGAATTCGAACACACCAATACCTCTCACTCCTTCTAATCTTTTTTTGGCGTCGTATAATCCTGACTTTGTTTTGTCTTTAAATTTATCTGATTGTTCTAAATCTCCTGATAAGAAAAACTTAGAATTAAAACCAATCCGTGTAAGTAATAATTTTATTTGTGCTGGCGTTGCGTTTTGTGCCTCTTCAAATACTAGAATTGTATTATCTACGTTCCAACCCCTCATATACGCTAGTGCGGCAACTTCGATAAAACCTTCATCTTTTAACCTTTCTCTCGATTCTTTACCTATAATCTTATTTAGTAGGTAATATGAAGGGTATATGTATGGGTCTAATTTTTCTTCTAATCCACCCGGTAACGAACCGAGTTTTTCCTCAGCTTCAACCGCGGGTCTTACAATTATAATTTTTTCATACTTATTATCTTCCTGCCATAAGAGGTCAACTGCCCTTTTCATTGCTATGTAGGATTTACCAACACCCGCGGGACCAAAACACAAGGTGATTTGATTATCACCTAATATTTTCCAGTATTCTTCTTGATTTTTTGTTAGGAATTTTTCTTTTGGTCTTTTAACTAGTTCTCTGATTCTCTCTTTATGAGTTGTTTTTTTGTCTTCTACAACTGATTTAAATTTTGGTTTCAACAAGGTCTTTTTAATTTAATATAAACTATTATTTTATGATAAATATCATCTAATTACCCGTAGAACCAAATCCACCTTCACCTCTTTCGGTATTTGACAATTCGTTAGACTCAATCATCCTTATCTGTGGGTAAGGTAAAATAACGATTTGAGCCCCTCTTTCACCTACCTTATATTTTAGTGAGTCTAATCCGTTGGTTTTTTTAAATGTGGCTTGCAATTCACCCCTATACCCACTATCGATTACACCAACACAATTTGATAGAATTAAATCTTGGTTACGTACAGAGGAACGAGGGAAGACTAGTCCAACATAACCCTTTGGTATTTCCATAGCAATTCCAAATCCATATGATACACTAAAAGATGTATTTTCAATTTCTTTTGTTATGGTTAAATCCATTCCCGCGTCTCCGTCTTTTGAGTATGTAGGAATCACTGCATTTGGGTCTAATTTTTTGACTTTAACGGGTACGGTGAATATTGATGAAGGGGATACTTGTTGGGGTGTTTCCATTACCCCCTTCATCATCTCTTGCTCAACATCTTTGTTCAATGACGTTAAAACATTGTTCAGAGTCTGAATGAAATTATCGTTTAACATTTCATCATCCTCTAAAGACTCATCATCGACATCTTCAATTTTACTATTCAGTTCCATTAATTTACTAATGTACTCCTGAACCTTATCTTTTTCCATACTATTGGGTTACTCTTTTTTCTGAAATCCACTTATCTAATGCCTTAATTCTTTTTTTAAGGTCTTCATCTTGAGGCCTCAAACAAATCTCAACGAATAAATCGGTGATTCTTACTAATTCCTCTAATGTAACTGATACACCTACAGATTGAACGTACTCCAAAGCCATTTTGCTTTGTGATTGACGCATAATTTGTATTTCACGACTGTAGAATTCCATTTTTTTTATGTTTATGATTTATAATATTCTGGTGTGTTTTTTTCGTCGATTACACATTCAATCGGCATTTTAACTACACTCAAACTTTCACTACCGCGGATATCACCTGCTCGGTATTTTCCTGCAACAAGAGTTGCTTCTTCAACTGATTCTGCTTGAAGGACGTATTTTACTTTTTTAATACGTGGGTTACCTTCTCTGTCCATTTGTTCGGTTTCATAACCGATAGTTACTAAATAATACATAATTGTTGTTTTTATTTGTTAATAATTGATTTGAAAAATTCTGCTCGTGTGTTATTGACAACTCTTAATGAATATCTGTCTTTAACTGTTTCATATAGTCGATTACCCAAGTCTTCAATCATATTTGGATTTTCGATTAATCTTTTCATATGTTTAGCCCAATCTTTGTGATTTCTTCTTGTGTTAACGAGTAAGGCATTTCCTTTACTATTGAACTTACCTTCATCAACCGCATTTACTAAATCAATAAGATAAGGATTACATTCACTTGCAATTAAAGCTTTTTTATGAAATCCTGCTTCAATTGCTTTTAATTGTGATTTATTTGAATTAAACTCACTGTCAACAAGTGGAGCTATCGAAACATCAAATGTATTATAATTTAATGCATATTTTGAAATTTCTTTAGTCCATCTTCTTCTGTATGGTTTATTAGTATCATCGTATTGTTCGTCTTTGAATGTTAGAAGAAAATTTTTATAATCTTCGTCTAATGATTTATAATCATCAGTAAACATTCTTTCGTATTGATACCAAACAGTTTCTGTCGGTGTTATGGGTCTTTCAGTAACTTTACCTTGAGCGTCCATTTGTTTTACTGTACCTCTTAAATCGAAACCACATAAAACAAATTGTGTTGAATCTTTATAAGCAGCAAGTGTAGATGAAATTCCGCTCTTAGCCAATTCCAAATCGTGAAAGTGGGATGAACCACCTAACCAACCAAAACGAATTTTATCTGATTTTTCAACATTCGATTTGTATTGGCTTTCATTTTCATCTATTGCGTTTGGAAAAACAACAATGTTTTTTAATCCGATTTTTTTTGCTATTGTATCTCTGAAAACACTTGTTGTTGTTGAAACATAGTCGGCAGCTCTTAGTAGTTGTACCTTCTTTTTATTTGTTTCCGTTTTTATAATTGACTGATACATAGGGTGTCTATGGTCAGGAGTCCAAAAATCATCAATGTCTACAATTACCTTAACTCCCTTGTTTTTTAACCATTCGATTCTCGATAAGTTTTTTTCAAAGGGAACTTTGTTGTGTATAAAACTATGTAAAATAACTACATCATAGCCATCAAACTCAGAATCATTATCTTCAACATTGTATTTGATATCAATATGGAAATCATTAGGGTAAGTTTCTTGTAAGTGGGTGTATGGACCCATAACCCTGAATTTACCAACACCATATTGGTCTGAGGGAATAGCTAATATTTTAATTTTTGACATAATTTACTTCACTTATATCAAAAATATAAATAAAAAAATTTGAAAAACAAAATTACTTTGCTTTATTTACTCCTGTAATTTTACCTTTGAATATTGAATCCCCAACCTTTAAAACAAGGTTTTCATTAATACTTGAGGTTTGTTGTGCAGTTAATATTTGATTTAATTTTTCGTCTAATACTTTTCTAACTGTGTTTTCAATTAAAACCGCAATTGCATTCATATCAACATTAGAAGAGCCTGTGGTAGATGGTCTCTGTGTCGGTTTTTGGGATTTTGAACTAACTCCCTCTTGTTCCATTAATCTTTTTGCACCCTTCACAAAATCCATATCTAAACTGTCGTTTAATGAAATTTGAGGTATAGGGTTTTCTCTCATCGCCTTTTTAATGGCGTCAGGTAATTTAGAATTTTCTATTCTATCAACAGAAGGCATTCCAACCGGTTTTGTGTTTTGTCTAACTTGTGGTTGTGGCATTTCCATTGTTGACTCATTACTTTCAACATAAAGTTTTGATTCGTCTATTTGACCTCTTTCGAAGTTTCCTGAATCTACTTTATTCATTACTTTTTTTGCTTGTACTAATTTGTACATTAAATCATTTTCTGATATTGCTCCGTTTCCCATATTACTAAATATAATTTATACTAACGAATTTATCAATGTTTTAATCCTTTTTATAGTTTCAGATAAATTTTCAGGTTGATTTTCGTCTTGTACCTTTATGTTGTCTTTATTTAATAAAGTATCTAATTCTGTTCTCGATTCCTTATCAAATCTTGCTCTTGTCCCTTCTCCTGGTCTATCATTACCTGCAACTTGTCTTTGATAATTTTTCCAATCTCCCTCTTTTCTATTATATAAATCTTTGACCGCAGTTTCGTAATCTTGTTTGTTTACTACTTTTTGCCCTTCAATATCTTTTACTTTGCCCTTCAAATTATTTAAAACTTCAGGACCATAATTCTTTTGTGGTTCGGATGTTGGAATATCTTGTGGTTCAACTTTTTCTGGTTCAGGCGTTGGTTTTGGTTGAGGTTGTGGTGATGGTTGTGCCGGTGTAGGTGCGGTCGTTTTTGGTTTTGGTGGTGCTGGTTGTGTCGGTTGGTCCTTTTTAAATCTGGCGTCATCTTCAAACCAATAAGGTGAAAATATCTCAACCTTACTAAGTGACTTCATTGCGTTTGGTGCTTTACCTTTTTGGTATCCTGGTAAATCAGTTAATTTAAATGGATTTAAACCTGGTTTTGTTTTAATTTGATTTACCCTATCTACTCTAAACATTTTCCAACCCGGTAATCCTTTCTTTGATGTTCCTTTAAACACATAAGCCCAAAAAACTAAATTACCTGATTTGGCGTGCGTTCCTAATACAACAGGTTCAATGTCATATCGTACACCATTTAATACTTCATCATCTTCACTTCTATAATCAATAGTAATAGGCGTTCTTTCACTGATTGCATTCCTCAATAAAAGAAGTTTTGCATCTTGTTCAAGTAAAAGTTCCTCAAATATGTTTAATATTTCAGACATTAAAAATCAGGATAGTTTTTGTTACCGTTATATTTGTTAAAAGCTACGGATTTTGTTCTATTGTTTATATCAGATAATGAACCAACAACTCCATTGTTATCTCCTTTTCCTTTTTCGTCACTATCTGAAATTGCGTTAGGGTGTGTCACACCGTATTCGTTTTTATTGGTGTACGTATTTTTAACTACGTTTTGTTTTCTTAAATTAATATCAGTGATTGAGCCGATTTTACCATCGTTTTCTCCTTTGCCTTTTTCATCACCATCTGATATTGCATTAGGGTTATTCACACTATATCCAAAACCGTCGTTATAAATGTTTTTACCTAACAAATTAATTCGAGTATTAATATCAACAGAAGACCCTATGTTACCATTGTTTTCACCTTTACCCTTTTCGTCACCATCAGACAATGCATTTGGATTGCTGTCTGAGTATCCATTTGATGGGTTATATGGGTTTCTTGCTAAACTATCAATTCTGGTGTTGATGTCTACAGAAGAACCTATTTTACCGTTGTTATCTCCCTTACCCTTTTCATCTCCACTTGATAACGCATTTTCGTGATTAGAATTATATTCTGTTTTGAAATTGTAAGAATTTCTTGTTATGTGTTCTTGTCTATATTTTTCAGCAAGTTGTTCTAATTGTGTTGCCATATTACATCAAATTTTTTATTCTTTCTATCTCTTCAAATAACCCAAGTGAAGTAATGGGAGATTTGAATGAGTTATTTTTTACAAAATTAAGATTTGGTAGGAAATCGGGCTTTTTTGAGTGTTTCTTTAAAAAACTATTTTTTCTTTCTCCTGAAATTCCACCCATTTCGTCTGCCTTCTTTCTCCCTTCTTTTCTATTTGTTATTTGGTCTCTGTCCTGTCCTAATACTGACCATCCCCATTTTTCCATTAAATCACCACCATATAAATTATGTCTTTGTGGTTCACTTAATTTATCAACATTTTTTAAATCGTGAAGAATTCTTTTAAGTTGACCATAATTTACTTTACCCGATTGTATTAATTCTTTTGCACGATTAGTACCAACAGTATCAGTTGAACTAATCTGTAATTGTGAATTAAGATGTTTTATTATATCAGGAGGTAAATTATATTCTCTACCCTTTAATTCTTTATTCATTATCTTCCATTTGTTTTAAAATAACTTTTGGTGAAATACCATTGTCCTTTAACGTTTGAAGTAACACTTTAATCTGTCTTTTAATTATTGGGTTTAAATCTTCTTGATTTTCTTTTTCTAAAACATCGTTTTCATTTGATTTTTTAGCTATAATACTTTCCAAATATTCCTCAATAAATTTTTTAGGGTTTTCAATTAATCTAACTTTATCGGTGTTAGCTAATTTTTCATCATAACCCATTTTTTCTAATCTTTCTTCAGCCTCATCGTCAGATAACCCTAATTCATTGGTAAAATGATTTTCTGCGGTATCAAAATCCACATCATTACCCATAGTATCTTCATAACCCAACGATTTATTCATTGCGATTTCTAATAAATCCTCTTTTGATAATTCGTATCCTTCAGCCCAATATTTCAAACTTCCTATGTTTTTACTTGCCGGTCCAAAAGCACCGAAAGTACCGATTGTATTCATATATGACTGAACATAATCATCTGTGGTGTCTTTCGCGGTTATACCTTTAGTTGCGATATTTGATGGTTTTTCACTTCTTGCGATGTTCCCATCAACGTCAACTATTTCATCAACTTCCTTTTCCACTTTATCAGGTATCTTATCAAAATCGGTTTTATCAGAATACTCTTTAGCCCACTTTGACCATTTATTACCTTTTTTTCCTTTCTTTCCCTCTTTTTTTTCTTTTGCTGCGTTAGCAAAGAATAGCCTTTGTTGTGCTTTTGAGGCAAATTTCTCTTCAATTACTTGTTTTATAAACTGATTCATTAAAAATCTTTTTATATAAATATCAAACAGAGGGAAAGATATTTATAGAAGTATGAATACCCAAAATATTTTAAAGTTTTACGGTTCGAAGTTAGATATCAGGTTAGATAGCTCTGAATTTTATGATTATGAGGTTACAAAAACAGAAAATGACTATAATTCAGACGTTTTAGACCTGTCAACATCCATAACATATACCGCATTAACCATAAATGAGTCGTTAAATGGTTTTGGGTGTTCAAGAAACACTATCAAATTAACTGAATACGATAATAGAACTAATGACCCGTCTTATATATATTCGGGGTTGTCAGCGACAGTTACATATTCTTCCTTCGTCAATCATATATCCCCAACATATCAACATACTATATTAAATGATGATGTGTATGAATATGAGGGATTAACAGGAGAGACTCACTACTTTACTATAACGGCTTTTAATCAATCTTTAAGTATTCATACAGGATTTACCGCAACAAATGAAACAGATTTAATTTTAGGATTTGTTTCGGGAACAACATCAATTGAAAAATGTGAAGGTAGATTAGATTCTCCGTCGTATTGTTGTCCGTTTCCACCAAAATTAAGTAATAAACCTTGGGCTTATCAATTTATTGACCCCATTGTTAATGGTTGTAGTCCATTTATCAAAAGGAGAACAGAAAAGGGTTGGACTCTTGACTTTATTTTTAATAGGGAAAGTTTACCTTGGTCATCTGGTGGAGTTTTTTATTACTTTGGAACCCGTGGCTCTTCCAATATAGATGATTACGCAGATAATAATTTATCTTTTGGGTTTACTTCAGACAGAAGAATAAGGTGGACGGCTATCAGATATTCGGGAGAATGTGTTAACAACGCCTATACCGAAAGTTATTATGTTGATTCAGACCAAACAGTTCCATTATGTACAACAGGAACCACCAAAGACTTCAACGTTACTATTGTATTCGACAGATACAAAAGATATACTGAATGTAATTTGGAAAACGATGGCGGATGGAATGATTTATTAGGTTGGAGAATTGATGAGTATAGTGAAAGTGGGACCACATCCACTCAGTTGGTAACATATGACGCAGAAAACGAAGAATTAAATAAAAAATGGGCAGACGAGAGAGAACGAAGATTGGGTGTTTTAAAAATATACCTTAATGGTCGACCAATTTACAAAAAAGAGAATTGGGAAGAGGTTGTTCCTTCAAAAAGAGGAGTACAACCATTTATACAATCTTGGGGTGGTGGTACAGGTTTAATGACTCATCACGACGGTGTTTGTTGTTTTAATATGAAAACAATCAAGTATTATGAAGAACCGTTAGATTTTGTCCACGTTAGACATAATTTTTTAACGAGATTAAATCAATATGATTTCTTTATTTGTGGATTAAATTGTGAAGATGATGTTTACACCATTGAGGGTGGTCATATTATAAATCAAAATGGTGAAATCATAACAAGTAGCGATGGTACACACATACTATATAGAACATAAAAACTAATATTTATAGAAATGGCAGAAAATAAACTAATATCAGAACTATCAGGAATAACAAACCCAAGTCTTACGGGGTATACCGTTTATGATGACGGAATAACCACCTACAGAATGGCTTTAGGTGAATTAGTGGCATACGTAACAGCCGAGGAAGGTGATTTTGCAACTACGGGAAGTAACACATTTAACGGAAATCAAATAATTAGTGGTAGTTTAACAATTACAGGTTCCGTAACTGCCAATTCGTTTGTAGGTAATGGTAGTGGATTGACAAATTTACCGTTATCACATTTAACAACAACATCATCGTTTAACACATTTACGGGTAATACAATGTCAATGTTTAGTAGTTTGACCCCTGTTTTAAATGATATACAAACATCAACAAGTTCTTTAAATTCATTTACCAGTAGTATTAATACTAAAACAGGTTCATTTGCAACCACTGGCTCAAATACATTTTTAGGTAGCCAAACCATAAAAGACGCCGTTATTATCGGTCCGAGTGGTAGTAGACACACCAATAATCCTGAAATGTTACACGTCCAAAATAGTGGAAGTTTTAATATTGCACATCTTCAAGGTAATGTTGACAATTATTTTCAACTTAATATAAAAAATGAAAGTTCGGCAGCAGGTGCTAGTAGTGATTTTGTTGCAACGGCAGACAATGGAACTGAAGATTTACATTACGTTAATATGGGTATTAACTCAAGTGGTTTCCTTACACCGTTTTCAGTAGGTTATCAAAACGATGCATACCTAATTAACAGAGGTAGAGATTTATATATTGGTTCTTTGGATGGTCCGGATTATGACCATACTCACGTTCATTTATTCTCTTCTAATAGTTGGCAAAACCCACAAATTAGTATTATAAGTGAAGGAAAGATAGGATTTAACACGGGTTCTGTAACAACAGGATACACATATGAATTTAGTGGTAGTGTTAAATTAAATAATAATTTAAACGTTTCTGGTTCAGTAACTGCATCATATTTCGTTGGTGATGGTAGTGAATTGACTAATTTACCTATACCAACATATATTATTAGTGGTCCTACTGCACCTGGTAGTTCAGTTATTGCAGAAGAAGAAAACGTTGATATAAATTTTGCAATGGTAGGTACTAAATTTTCATTTACACAAACAGGAATGACATTTCCTGACAGTACAATTCAAACAACAGCATTTACCGGATTACTTGGGTCCAGTTTCTATAAAGGATATCGTTCATCATCACAAACTGGTGTAAATACAAATACTGAAATTCTTTTTAATTCGACAGAAAATAGTTTTGGGTCTGACATTTCATTAAACACATCTACCGGTGAGATTACATTATCCCCAAATAAAACATATAGATTACGAGGAAAAATTGGTGAAGTTTCTTTTGGGGGCAGTGATGGTGGTTATTTTGCATATGGGTGGTATAATAAAACTACATCTCAATTTATTAGTAGTTTAGGAACTATTAGGGCGTTTGGTAGTAGCTCTGAATACACATATTACGATGGAGGTTCAGTAGAAAGTGTATTAACAACAACAGGAACAACTATATTATCTTTAAAAATATACAACTCAATAAAAGATACTAATCCGGGTATTGCAATAACAATAAATAATGGAGGGATTTGGTTTGATGTTGAGGTTATCGGTGGTAATTCAACAGTTACAAATAGTACCGCAAATCAAGTCATAACATACTCAAGTAATCCATCTGGAATAAGTGCTGGTTTTATATACTTTAATACATCCGACAATCATTTTTATGGATATAATGGAACAACTTGGAAACAATTAGATAATTAACATAATATGGAATTTTTTATCAGACAGGGTGCAAGTGACCCAATATTGAAAATGAGATTGATTGATGACGGTAAAAATGACAAGTCGTCCTTTAATGATATGCTAGAAAATTCAGACATCACATTTGAAATGTTTGATGTAAAAACAGAAGAATATCATATTTTAAATGGTTCTTGTCTATTAACGACAAGAACCAAAAAGTATGACCAAACAACTGACGAATACTACATTACCTATCGTTTTTCAGAAGAAGGTACGTCAGTAAAGGGTCGTTTCGAGGGTATCATTAATGTACAATTTTTAGACACAAACTCAAACCCAACAACAAAACTCATCCTTCCAATTAAAGAAAAATTATACATTAACGTAGTGTAATTTGTTTTTATCCTTTTAATTTTTTATATTTATTAAGTAACAAGGCAAATTGTGATTTAGGTCACAAGCTAATACGTCACTTTAAAAAAATATAAAATGAAAGAGGTAATATCTCAGGAAGTTATCGAAAGCTT